TTCAAAATACGAAGGGTCGTATGGTAGGATACAAAGACCACAAACAGTATGGTGAGATCTCATCTTATGAGAACGCACCAGTAGATCAAACCAAATTCTTCTTGGAACTCTCACATGAGTAAAACTTTTACACAAACTTGTGACAAACCATATGACAGACATCATTATAAAATGGTGTATTCAAACAATCAATCTACAGTAGTGGATTCTTGGGAAAAGGTTAGACAACTTTGGTTTGAAACCTCATCTCAATTTGCATCTCGCATTGAAGTATTAGATTGTGATAAAGGAGGGTTTGGATGAAACAAACTAAATGGTCTGCACAAATCTTATTACAGTCAAATCGACTTACTAAAGTTGAATTTGTAAGTGAGTCTAATCTAAGAGAAGATGCAGAACAAAAATGTAAAGCATTGTATGGTGTATCAGATGTTCGCCAATTAACACGATTATGGAATTAACAGAAGAAAACGTAAACAAGTCTCTTGAAGACCTTATACCATATATTGAGGCAGATGGTGGATGGTTAGAGTTTGTAGAAATAGAAGAAGAAACAAACCTTGTCAAAATAAGATTGGGTGGTGCATGTGAGTCATGTGCTATGAGTGCTATGACATTGAAACAGGGTATAGAGAAGAAAGTGATGATGGATATTCCTGATTGTGTTGGAGTTGTTCAGGTATTGTGATGCTGTGAAACGATGAGACGATACACATATGATGCGAAAAATTATCCCCTGTCAGAAATTGCTCTAGGGTCGATTCAAAAGCATTATCCTGATGTACAGGATTTGTCTTTATTACATGAGCATGTTCCTGCTAAAAAGATTGGAGAACTAGCAAAGATTATAGGTAAGGATTTAGCAGATACTAATTTTTATGAGATCTTTGATAAACTCTTAAAGGATTATGTCTCTTTGGGTGAGATATTGGTGCAAAGGTTTGGTAATATACGAATTAACATACCCAATCAAGATAAGGATGGGACTGTTTTACCATTCCATCAAGGTCAATGGGTTGGTAATGGTTTAGGTCTTAGAACTGTATGGTTACCTTTTACTGATGCCTATGATAGTAACTCTCTGCAAATAGTAAACCTTATGGATAGTAGGGAAATTACTGATGCATGTAAGGAGTGGGACTACCCTAGACTTCAAGAGGAATGTCAGAAGTCCTGTGAACCAGTCAATATTAAGAAGGGTCAGTTTATATTGTTTACTCAGGAGCATATTCATGGTGCTGCTCCTAATAGAACTGGTAAAACTAGAATGAGTATTGATGTTAGACTTCTATTAAAAGGTGGTCAACCTCATAGGAAATGGCCTGGTGCATACTTTAGGAAATTGGGTGATACGAATATTCATTCACGTAAGGTCGAGATTAAACACAACGACAATGTTGTAATGTATGCTGAGTATGAGGGATTTAAGACAAGATATATTGATTTACACTTCCAAACTTTGACCGTTAAAGACTATTGTAATAGGATGGGTTATACCTTCCCACATCAAACTGGTGATAATGAAGGTAGAAAGCATACTTATCTAG